TGTCCGACAATACCATCAGGCGGTTGTCCTCGTCCCAATACATGCGCCGCTCCGTGTTCAGGCTGTCGTTCTCCACCAGCATGGGATTCCCGTTGGCATCGTAGGTATAATGGTTATGCCCGATTTGCGAGGGCGCCGTCGGGTGATCGCTGTCCTCATACAAATAAGCAAATGCATACGACTGCGCCACCTTGCTCGAATCCACCTTTTGTTTCTTGGTGAGCGGCTCGCCCATGATGCCGTAGGTCATATCGAGCCTGTACGATGCCGTCTTGGCCTTGCCGTCGGCAGAAATCAATCGGTTGATATCGTCGTAGACATAGCTGTGGCTGTATGCCCCGCCGAGCTTCGCCTTGTTCTTCTCGGCGATGTTCTGCGGGTCGGCGGTGTTGGTGATACCAAGGATATTATTAACTAAGTCATACTTCATTATAATGGTTGGTAACAATTTCTGCATTGTATAAGTACGGGGCATAAAACGAAACGTACATAACATGAGGATGCCGTAAAATCGTGATTGGCGTTGATTGATAGAGGGTTATGGGCGTGAAAGGACATTGGGCGAAAAAAAAACGAAGCGTATATAATGTAACATTGATGCGACATTCGTGTTACATGCGAAGGGTGGATGGTGGGGTTTGATGGGGCGAAATGTTACATGGAGATGATTTAGGGGCGTTTTTGGGCTGTTTTTAGGTGCTTTGGGGCGTTTTCTTTGCGGCCTTGTGGTGTTTTCTTGGTGGCTTGGGGATGGTGCTTGGATGGTTGTTAATGGATGCAAGAGTGAAGGGGGATGGTGCTTTTTCACTCTTTTTTATTGGTGCTTTTCGCTCTTTTCTTTTGTCGAAATATTCTATATAAGTATTATTTGGTATATTTGCATTGAAAAAGTACCGTTATCTGGCAAAGGTTAAACGAATAAATAAAGGAGACGATATGGCAAAGGTTATACATGTGCACTTGTTGCAAAAAATTGATGGCGTAAAGCGGCGTGACTGGTATTTCAGCAGCTTGTCGGCCGTGTTTACCGTATTCACACCCGAGCAGGTAGGGGTGACGAAGAATTATCTGCTGCACGCGGGGTTGTCGGGAGGTGGCGTAATCATCAATAAACGCGCTGTTATACGGCAATCTACGCTTATCGGGTGCAGTCGTGGGTGAGTGGTTAGGCTTGTGTTTTTAGGGCGTTAGAACGCGTTTTGAGGGGCATTCTGGCGTGGGTGACTATTGGGCGGCTTTCGTGCCGCCTTTTTTTGTGCCTTGTCGGGTCGATTTTGGCCGATTTTGGGTTTGGAGTGACATTAGGAGTGACAGTTTGGAGTGACAAAATAAAAAGTTAGGAGTGACAAAAACGCGAATTTGCCTAGCTAGAGTTGAAATAGAGTTAAATACCCTGTTCGCGTGTTTTAGGGCAAAAACGTTTGAATTGGCATTGAGTTAAAACCACACCTTTTTAAGGCACGTTTTATTTATTATTGCTGATTATCAAGGTTTTATCTTTATTGCGCGCTAAATAAGGGGAGGGGACACCGAAAAAGGGGCGTTAGGGGGTGTCGGGGGAGGTCGGGAGGGGCGTTGAGAGGGGTTTTAGATGAGAATTATCAACTATTCAGCGCGTACTATCCCCTTAACGAGTGCGACATGGTAGAAATGCGACTTGTGGAGCTGAAAGGGAGGGTATTCTGGGTTGTCTGATACGATGAGTAAGTGGTTGTTGTCTTCTCCTTGTCGAATACGTTTCAGAAGAGCCCCTTGGTTGGTATCAATAATATAAGGCCTATTCCATTGAAAGAAGATGTCTTGCATTGGTACGACCTGGCATGCCACAATATCACCAGACCGATATGTAGGTTCCATTGAATCGCCACTTATTCGAATAAGGAAGTCGACATTTTTAAAACTGGGTATAACGAAATAATCGTATGCGTTGATGTCTGCATCCTCTTCTCCTGCGAAATAACCCGCCATTGCAGTTTGCGAAATGAGCGGAATACCCCTCTTGTCGATCTTGGAGGAGCGTTTGGCTGGTACTATCGCCTTAGGCGTGGGCACTAGTGCTTGCGCGGCCTGTTTTGCCTTAAGCATATCGCCCTCACCCGTGAGAAGCCATCCTGGGGAATATCGAGGATAATTTTCAACTATTTTTTGTATCCACTTTGACTGAATGTCTGTTCCGTTAGATATAGCGCGGGATAATACGCCCTTGCTTGCACCTATAGAACGCTCCATAGCCCCAATTGTGACACCCTCTGCAGTGGAAATCTCTTGTATACGTGATAAAATCGTACTCATGGTTGAAAATAATCTCCTAAAAGTTTTGATTGTTGAAAATTATCTACTATCTTTGCAACGTGTTCAGAACAGAACACGCGCCAAAGATACGAAAAAAGGCGCGATTGTACAAATTTTAAAACTTAAAGAAGGTGAACGGAAATATCGAGATAAAGGAATGGGTAACCAACGACTTCAAGGGAAGAGTAGCCCAAAGGCTGATGACGGACCGCGTAAGGTTCGCCTACGACCCCGAAGAGGGCATCGTTTTCGCCGCGCCCGAGGAATACGTGAAGGGACTCATATATAAGCTGATGGTTTGCGACGGCGTGAAAAGACGCCCCAACATTTACGAACTTAACAAATAAAAAGGAGATACACACATGAGCACAGAAAACAAGAACAACAAGCTGGCGTTGCTGGCCAAGGACGTGGAGAACAAGTTGGCTGTCATGGCCAAGGACTTGGAGCGGTACAAGGAGGTTATGGCGGAAGACTACGAACGTTTTTTCCGCTGGCACTCGGAAGACGCCTACAAGATGCAGGTGTACAAGTTGGAGTTCGAACGCCTGCTGGTGCGCATTGGCGAGGGCGACTCGGGCAAGCGGCGCGAATACCTGCGCAACAGGGTGGACGGCACGCAGGCGTTGCTGCTGGAAGCGAGCGTGAGGGGGGACGTCATGACGTCTGTGGCCCTGGCCAACATCAACGAACTGGAAGCCAAACGCCGCATGTGCGAGCAATACCAGATGATGCTGGACTTCATAGGGAATGGGAACGAAGAAGAACTTAACGGGCAGAGAATATGAAAAGGGAGAAAAACATCAATCGTCAAGACAAGGAGAAATTATTCGCGGCTCTTCAAGAATGCAGGATATGTGCATGCCGCCTACGCCGTCGAATAGATCGCATAGAGCGCGAACTATCTGGGAATAGTCAACCACAGAGCGGAAGCGTTTGCACTCACGCTCAATGCGAAGGTTCAGTTCCACATGGTCGACGCCATTCATTTCAGCATCCTCGTCGGGATAGTAATAAGAAAGGCTATGGCTACAAGACAAGGCTAGTGGAGTCAGATGCGCTTCAATGCATTGTTCGGAGAACTGAACCAAGTCAGTCTCAGACCTCGTGGTGGCTTGCCGTCCTTGACGAATTGTAACCGTCGCTTTGAAAAGGTATCTGTTTGTGTCCATAATTTGTTCCATTTTGAAATTCGGGCATAAAGTTAATGAAAAAAAACAACATAAAGGAAGAAAGACGATGAAAAGGAAGATAGTGGTGACCGCCGAGGTTAAGCAGAAACTTATGAAACAGTTCGGGGCTGGGGAGCGTAGCTTGTTCAACGCACTTACGTACGACGAGCGGCGCGGCAACTCGCCAACGGCCAAGCGCATCAGAGAATCGGCCATGAAGAACGGCGGCGTGGCGATGGCCGACGACTGCCTGGACATGGAGACCATCCACCTGGCCGACGGCACGATGCGTCAGTTTTTCCCGCGCGGCACGGTGATGACCGTGTTCCGTAACGGGGTGGTGACGATAGAGAAGAACGGCCGCTTGGTGAAGAAGGAGCAGTGCCCTGGGCTGATAGACGATTATGAGGAACTGCAACGCCTGGCCGCAAAGGTGGACGGCGCGGAGCGCGTTACGGTGCTGAGATAGGGAGGCGCATGGCTATGGTAGAGTATTACGAAGGCCGGCTGTGCATCCCTGCTAAGGAACTGGTGGAGCGAGGGCTAATCAGCGAGGCCAACTATCGCCAAAAGGCGGCAAGGGGCAAGCTCGACATCGCCCGCACCGCCCGCGGCCTAGGCAACTACGCCCTAGTGGCCGTGGACACGCTACCTGCCGCGATGAAGGAGGCCGTGAAACGCGCCTACCCCAACCTGCGCATCGTGCGGCTGGTGAACTGGGTGCGCGAGAACTACGACTACGACCAGCGCGCCTACGCCTTCTTCTCCGACCCCGAGCAATGCGGCGTTGAGCTGCCCCGGCGGCACGTAAGGGAGTACACCGTGAACGCAGGCGTGATAAGTGCGGCCGTCGCCCTGTACAACAGCGCGAAGGCGCAGCACACGGTGATGGGCGAGGCCTACGATTGGGACATGATGGCCGAGGCCATCGACGTACTGAAACAAGAGTACGGCCACACGTTGCCCACATCCACCCTTCGCTTTCGCAAGAAGGTGGCGGAGTTCCGCAAGAAAGGCTATGCCTGCCTCATCAGCGGCAAGTTCGGCAACCAGAGCGCACGCAAGGTGGACCACAAGACGGAGCGGCTGATACTGGGGTTGGCCGTGCTGCCCAATAAGCCCTACAACAGCCATGTGCACGAGATGTACCTGAGCTTCGTATGTGGCGAACTTGACGTGTACGACCCCGAGACGGGCGAACTGTTCTGCCCGGACGACTTTACGCTGAAGAACGGCGAGCCGAAGACGCTGAGCGAGGGCACCATCAACAACGTGCTGAACGTGCCCAAGAACAAGCTGCTCATTGAGCACGCGCTGCTGACGCACACCAGCTTCATGCACGAGCAGATGCCCCACATGCACCGCCACAACGGGCAGTTCTCGCTCTCGCAGATAACGATGGACGACGTGGACCTGCCACGCCGCATGAGAGGTGGCAAGTACGTGCATGCCTATTACGCCTACGACGTGGTGAGCCAATGCCGCATCGGATTGGCCTACGGGCGCGACAAGGACCAGGCACTGGTGGTGGACTGCTTCCGCGACATGTTCCGCCTGATAGCGCGCCACGGCTGGGGCATACCGGCCGGCATCGAGGTGGAAAACCACCTGATGGTGAAGTATCGCGACGGTTTTCTCCGCGCTGGCGAGGTATTTCAATTCGTGCGCTTCTGCGCCCCGCAGAACTCACAGGAGAAAGGGGCGGAGAACCTTAACGGGGCATTCAAGACAACCATCGCGCACAAGAACCACGAGGGCATAGGGCGATGGCACAACAAGGGTAAACGTCGCGTTGAGCAGAAGAAGATAAGCGATGCGGACAACCACACCTACGAGGACCGCAAGTATTACACATGGGAGGAGCTGGTGGCCGACGACCGCGCCGACTGCGCCCAGTGGAACAACACGCTGCACCCCGACCAGAAACGCTATCCCGGCATGACTCGATGGCAAGTGCTGGTGGCCAACGTGAACCCCACACTGCTGCCATACGACGCACGGATGTTGGCACGGCACATCGGCGAGGCTGTGGAAACCAGCATCCGCCGCAATTCCACCGTACGCGTAGCACATGAAGACTGGTGGCTGAGCAGCACCGCAGCACTGGAACGCCTTGCTCCGAACAACTACAAGGTGACGGCCTATTACCTGCCGGATGAAGAGGGAGGGCCGACGGACGTGTACCTCTACCAGGGCGACCGCTATATAGACCAGGTGGAAAGGGTTGAGACCTTCAATCGCGTGATGGCTGAACAGACGGACGAAGACGTGGTGAAGTTCATCGAGCAGCAGAAGAAGGTGGCCGGGTTCAGGAAATACGTAACCGACAACGCCATCCGGCGCGTGGGCGTGATGAAAACCAAGGTGGAACTGACGGTAGAAGATGAAGAGGATTTGGAAGTGGCCACGCCGCAGGCAGAGGAAGAGCTGCCGTTGCCCCCAATAATGGCAACAGACTGGAGCAGGGCGGGCGTGGATGCCACATAACGACAAACTAACGATAATCGAACGACATTAAAACAGCATTAGAACATGACACAAGACACAAAACAGCGGATATTGGCAGCCGTAGCCGCCAACCGCACCAATTACCCCAGCGACGCCAAGCACGCCGCCAGCCTGGGAATAAGCACGAGCGTGTACAGCGCACTGAAGAACGGCCAGACCGACAAGACGCTGAGCGACGCCAACTGGATATCGATAGCGCGCCGACTGGGCGTGGAGCTGCGCGCCAGCATCGAGTGGAAGGCGGCACGCACACCGGTATACCAGTTCGTGATGGCACAGCTGGAATTCTACCAGCAGAGCGGCACGAGCGGCATATTGTGCGACATGCCCAACATCGGCAAGACGTTCACCGCACGCCTGTATGTGCAGACACACGCCAACGCGGTGTACATAGACTGCTCGCAGGTGAAGACCAAGCTTAAGCTGGTGCGCAAGATTGCAGCAGAGTTCGGCGTGAACGCCCGCGGACGGTATGCCGACGTGTACGACGACCTGGTGTATTACCTGCGCTCCATCGAGCAGCCCCTCATCATCCTAGACGAGGCGGGCGACCTGCAATACGAGGCCTTCCTCGAATTGAAAGCCCTGTGGAACGCCACCGAACGCGCCTGCGCCTGGTACATGATGGGTGCAGACGGGTTGAAGGAGAAGATAAACCGCTCCATCGAGTGCAAGAAGGTGGGCTACACCGAGATGTTGAGCCGATACGGCGACCGCTACTCGAAGGTTACGCCCGACGACGGCCGCGAGCGCGACGCCTTCCTTGCAGAACAGGCCCGCATCGTGGCCAAGGTGAACGCCCCGACAGGCACGGACATCGCCGCCATCGTACGCCGCACGGGCGGAGGGCTGCGGCGCGTTTACACAGAGATAGAGAAACTTAAACGGGCAAACTGATGGCCAGGACAAGAGCGTACACACCGCGTGAAGTTGGTGAGAAACGATACAAGACCCTACCCTGGGATGGCGAGTGGCAACGCGTGTTCGGTCGGCCCGCACTAAACGAGCTGTGGTTCATCAGCGGCGCATCGGCCCAGGGCAAGAGTTCGTTCGTTATGCAGCTTGCCAAGAAACTGTGCGAATACGGCCGCGTGCTGTATGTGAGCGGCGAGGAGGGCATACGCCAGTCGTTTCAACGTCGCCTGCAACTCTTTCACATGGAGGACGTGAACCGCCGCTTCTTCATCATCGAAGACACAAGGATAGAGGCACTCACCGAGCGGCTGGCCAAGCACAAGAGCCCCCGTTTCGTGGTGATAGACAGCTTTCAGGTGGCCGAATGGACATACGAAGAGGCAATGGCACTGAAGGCGCGTTTCCCACAGAAGACGTTTATATACGTATCGCAAGAGCACAAGAGCGCACCGATGGGCAAGCCTGCCGTTCGTCTTCGTTACATCGCCGGCGTTAAGGTGCGCGTGTCGGGATTCGTTGCACTCTGCATGGGGCGCGAGAACGAACACCACGGGCAAGGATTCATCGTGTGGGAGGAGGGAGCGGTGAGATACGGGAATGGAAGCCTCACCCCCAGCCCCTCTCCAAGGGGAGAGGGGAGTGAATAGCCTTGCCGCGCCACATGGGATTAACAATTAAATAATGGAATTATGGGAAAGATACTACGCCACATTCTTCGGTATGAGAAGGACAAGACAATGACATCCTCCGAACTGAAGGCATTCCTGGAAATGGTTATCGCCGACCTACCGGCACAGGAGGAGAACATAAACATCGACATGATGCTATTTTTTAGATGGTGGGACAAGCCGTATGGTGCGGGCCCTATCGGAGCTGAGTGATGCAACGCATCTTTGGTCAGCCTGCTGTATGAGCAGCTCCACCTCCTGATGCCCGCAAGAGAGGGAATTGAAATTGCCGTAAGGCAACACTTCCAACCTGGGCGACTTGCCGCAGACAGGACACTTGATTTTGGCGTACTCGCTGGCGAGCCGCTCGTAAACGACATTATCACTATTCATAATTATTATGTTTGATTTTTAACGCTACAAAGGTAGCAATAATATCCCGGTTCGGGAGAATAGGGATATTTTCAAGACGATTTCAACAACATTAAAATATAACGGCTATGGACAAGAAGAAGGCAAGGAGAAGGACGAACATCATCTACAAGTTGCGCAAGAAGGGCGTCCGCGTCGACACGAGGCGGCACACGATAGAATGCGCGGCAGGCGAGGACATCAGCGCAATAGTGCAGGTGCAACGGCTAAGGAGAGAATATAACTTTTACATACAAATAACGATAATATGAACAACCGGATTTACATCAGCGGTGCGATAGCGCACCACGACATCGACGAGCGCAAGGCGGCATTCGCCGCGGCCGCCCGGCACCTGAGGAGTGAGGGCTACACGCCCGTTAACCCTTTCGACAACGGCCTGCCCCAAAGCGAGGACTGGCGGCGGCACATGCGCGTTGACATCGGCCTGCTGCTGCAATGCGGCCGCATATACATGTTGCGCGGATGGGAACTGAGCAAGGGCGCGAAGCTGGAGCTGGACGTGGCCAGCAGCTGCGGAATAGAGGTGATGTTTGAAACGCACGAGCCATGATACGCGGACGATGGGGCAAGATGACGCTCACGGACGAGGAGCGGGTATGGATGGAAGAGCACTTCGCCCATACGAAGAACGAGGAGGTGGCTCGTTACCTCGGGGTGTCGCGGCGAACTGCCGTGCGGCTGGCACGCGGAATGGGTTTGGAGAAGAGTGCGGAGTTCGCACGCGCGATGCAGGCCAATGCCGTCGAGCACGCCGTACGAGCCAACCGCGGGCAGGGTAATGCAGGCAAGGCCAATCTTCTGAAATACGGCAAGGCCTACCGGTTCAAGCCCGGCATGGGAAATAAGGACCGACTGTCGGCGGAAGCTCTCTCCGAAATGTACCGACGGAGCGCGGAGACACGCAAGCGCATGGTGATGGCCGAACGCCGCCGCGTGGCCTTCGGGCTGGAACAGAGAACCGCCCTACGCGTGGTTAAGGCGCCAAAAGCGAAAATATACCTGCGCCACGAGCTTCGCAAACGTGGTTACGTGGTGGCCCACGCATCGTCGGATGCCACGATAACCACCGACACGCGCAGGTCGGCAACACTGGAGCAGCGGGCAGAGAAGATGGGAATTAGGTTCTATTTTCAGCAGACGAGTTGACAAGTATTATTATACAGAACTAAAAACAGAGCAAGACAATGAGAATATTTATCGAGAGAATGAAAGTGCGCCTGCAAGCATGGCTTGAGGGCCGCGCCCGCGAAATGGAGGCGCGCCGCGTGAAGCGTATAGACCGTGAGGCGCGCAAGACCATACATTTGATAGAACATAACGGCGTGATGTACGTGGGCGTTAACGGCGTGCCGCTCTTTGCGCCCATCGACTTGACGGAAAGCGTGATCGAGAGCGTGGCGCAGGCGCGCAAGGCCTATGCTGACTGGATGGAAGAACAGGCGTGGCGGTAGCCGCTAATTAAGGAGGACAAGCCTATGCCGCCAGAGTATAACTATCGAAAGTTTTATGCATTGCTCAAACTCATGCCGTATGCCGACAAGGAAACGTTGGTGTTCCAATACACAAAGGGACGTACCGACCACCTCGGGCAGATGCACCCCGACGAATACCGCGTGATGCTGTGCGACATGAAGCGGGTGGTGGACGACGAGGACACGACACGCGAGCTGAAAAAGCGGCGCAGCGCGGTGCTCAAGCTGATGCAACAGCTTGGCGTGGACACCACCAAATGGCCTTGCGTTGATGCCTTTTGCCAGCATCCTCGTATCGCAGGCAAGATATTCCGCAGGTTGTCGTTGGACGAATTGGAGGCGTTAGTGCCAAAGTTGCGGTCGATATTGAATAAGGGCGGGCTTAAGGCATCCGAGCCTGCCACGCAACCGCAGCCACCACGACCACGGCCTGCGAAACTGAAAGTGAAATACAACTTTATGATTAACAATAATAAAAACAAGAACAATGAAAAAGGAAATGCTTGAAGGGCTGAGTGCCCAGGAGAAACAAGAGCTGCTGGCTACGTTGCAGCGCGAGGCCAACGAGGAGAAGAACAACCGGCGACAGGCCTACGAAGAGTTGCGCGAAAAGTTCGCACAAGACGTGCAGGCGCGGCTGAACGATGTGGTGACGGCCGTTACCGAGTTCCGTGAATGGCTGGAAAACGAAAGCCGCGCCTTCCGCGACGTGATGGCCGAGTACGGTCAGCTGCGCAGCGAGAGCCAGGGCGGTTTCACGATGACCGTCGCCGATTTCCGCTTGACAGTGGCCGCCAACAAGGTGAAGGGCTTTGACGAGCGCGCCGACATGGCAGCAGAACGGCTGGTGGACTATCTGAAGCGTTATGTGCAGTGTACGGAGAAGGGAACGGACGATCCCATGTACCAGCTTGCCATGACGTTGCTGGAGCGCAACAAGAGCGGCGACCTCGATTATAAGAGCATATCGAAACTGTACGACCTCGAGACACGGTTTGATGCCGAGTATGCCGAGATTATGCAATTGTTTAAAGAAAGCAATGTGATTCAGCGCAACGCGCAGAACTTCTACTTCCACCGGCGCGACGATGTCGGAGTTTGGCGCAAGGTAGAGCCAAGTTTCTGCCGAATGTAGTAAGGGTGAAAGGGTGAAAAGGTGAAAAGATGGCTGCGCCACCAAGGCATTTGGCTTAACTCCTTTACTACTCAACTCCTAAAGGTAAAAAAAGTCCCTGCAACGCTTGCTGTTGCGGGGACTTTTCCGTAATTTTGCATATTATTGTTAACGCGCACAACGATTATGGCGAGAGGAAGAAACAAGGATCTTATTTTGGAACGCGACCGCAAGCTGTTCGAGCGGTTCTATTACTGGAGCGAGGTGAAGCGACTTCGCTTCGACGACACCATTGCGAAACTCTCCAACGAGGAGTTCTTCCTTGCCGAGGCCACCACGCTGCGCATCGTGCGCCGCATGCTGATGGATGGTGCGACCGTAGACGGGAAGGCCGTGGAGAAGAGCCGGCGGCAGGGGTTCAGGTCTTCAACCGCACGGAGAGAGCCGTGCGGGCAATTGTCCTTGTTTCCCGAGTAGCCTCCGAGAGGGCGCAGGTGTAAGTCTCCTCGTACACCTTGATGCCGTGGTTGAACGTGAAGAACCGCGAGCGCGTGCGAATCAGCGCGCCCTCGCTTGACGGCCGAAAGCCCTGCAAAAGCGCGTGCAGGGCTTTTCTTTTTTCCTCGCGCTGCATGATGCGGTCTGTCGTATGGCTGCCTGCGTGGGTGTCGTCGTAGCAGTCGAGTATGAGGCGCACGCGCACCTCGCACGTCCCGCGTTGGGTGAGGTCGCCCGTGTCTGTCCAGTCGGTGCCGGGCAGATCGATGAGTACGGCGGGATATGTAAGCGGATACATGTCCAGGTTTTCGTTGTCCAGAGCCTCCAGCTGCCCGTAGTCTTCGTCCACCGTGCGTGCCCACGGCAATTCGCGGGCAACGTGGGCGATGGTGTTAGCGAGTATCGATTCCATTTCCTATTTCCATTAATGCGTTTAGTATCATCTTGTGTATTTTTACGTTGAGTTCGTGGCTCGGTCCAACGAACTGGCGGCGCGGGATGTGTATGGCCGTCTTGCGCGTTAGGGCCAACGCACGCCACGCCTGCGCCGTCGGCGGCAGTTCTTTCGGCAATTTCTCGCCCTTTTTCACTTTGGCCAGCGAATACACCATGTGCCAAGCATAACGGCGCATCTTGGGCGTGATGCCGATGTTCCCGCCCTCGTTGTGGATGGCGGCATAGGGCCGTGGGTTGGTAACCATCACCGCGCCGGGCATGGCCACGGCATCTATGCTGCGCATCAGGTTGTCGGTGGCTGAGGTCAGCGGCTTGTACGGCGAGCCCGCATCCTGCCGCCGTGTCTTCTTCCAGGGGTGCAGCCCGCCGTTGGTGAAACCTCCGTCGCGGAAGTTCTGCCGAAAGTGGTTCTTGGCGATGACGGCCGCCTTGCGGGGGATGTCTGAGCGCATGGCCTGCTCCACCTGCTGTGGAGCGCGGGCGATGATGTCGGCTATTTGCTTGGCGTTCATTATTTTTCTTACTTGTGAGTAAAAAAATAGTCTGAAAACATTTTGCAGTCTTCAACTTTATTGCTATATTTGCACGAAAGATGGTGGAGGAAAAACGTGCCCAAAGGGCTTTGGACCCGGGTTAGCGCATTCCGCCATCTTTTTTTATTGCCTAACTCCCCGCTTCAAGTCTTTCGGCTTTGTGCTTTCGATTGTATAAAGCACTTCTCCGTAGTCCTTGTGCACTTTCACATTGGCCCAATACTCCTTATCCCCGATGTTTAATGAGTAGTAAGTGAAATAGAGCGTTTCTTGGTGCTTTTTCTTCCCGGGGTTGTTTGGGTCAAACTTAGGGTGCCCTGGTGGATATGGCCTGTTTTCGGCATATCCCTCATACTTCCACCCCTTAATGCTGTCCAACTCAAAATGCTTGAGCCATTCCATCAGTGTCGAGTCCTCCCTATTGTGCTCGTATACGTCCGTTAGCGACCTGCGTAGGATGGTGAGCGAACCTGTCGTATATTCTTCGCCTTCCAGTTTCGCCCCCTTGTATGCATCAAGCTTAACCTTAAATTCCTTGATGTGGATTGAGGCTTGCACTTGCGCTTCGCGCAATGCCTCTGGTTGTTTATTGCTATCCGGCAATTTTTCATTGACATACTCGCAGTTGAAGCAATCTTTCTTATGAGCAACGAACATTGCTCGCATGCGGTTCTTAACCCCTCGGGGCTTGTAGTATGGGCATTGAGCGCACTTTTCGGGGAAGTACGGGTGCGTGTCGTTTATCAAATGGCCGTCCTTGCCGGGGTTGTTGTCGAGTCCGCGCTGCGGTTGCGGGGTGGGCATGTCCTCCACCACGTTGGCAGGCGTGGCGGGGTCGTCCGTGGCCTCGAGCATGCATTTGCAGTTCCAGCGGTCTTGCGGATGGTGCTTTTCCCAGAACGGATGCTCGACGGGCAGGGTAAGTTTCTTTTCCCAATACTCGCGGTGCGACGCCTCGGCATCGGGCGATGTGGTGGGCATCCAACGCAGGTTGGGGAATATGTCCTTGTTTTCAATGAACTCCTGCCAGTCGGCCGCGGCATGTGCGCGCAACACGGCCGTATTGTATTCGGTGCGCAGCCACGCGCCCGTATGGTGTGAGGCTATCGTCCGAACGTCGTTCGACCATTGTTCGAATGGTTTAATATTTCCGTTCGAATCCCGCAGTTTGTCGGCCATCGCCTTGCCCATAGCGTGCACCTTGAACGCTGCGAACACTTCGTTGCCGTGGCGCATGGCATCGAGGAATCGGTCGTTGTGTCGCGGTTGGTATTCGCCGCGTGCCAGACCCTCGGCTGCCGCCTCGTTCATGGTGCGTTGCAACGCGCGCCACATCTTCGGCTCGATCTCCTTTGACGTGTCAAACCCCTCGTAAATGGTGTGCAGGAAGTCGCCCAGCAGGTCGGCCGAAACCTCCACGCCGCCTTCGGCGTTATGGATATGCGCGTGGCATGCGCACTGCCCGCCACCATAGTAGAGGTTGTCAATTAGAAGTCGTTGTCCGCCCCGATGGGTGTCGGGGCTAGGCCGAAAAAACGGTGCAGGGCGTTCGTTGGGGCTTTGCGTTCGGGTTCTCGCGGCGGTTCGGGCTCTTGCGCCAGCCGCTCGCGCAGGGCTGCGCGCTCCTCTTCCTTCTTCGCTTTAAGCTCGTTGTAGTTCTCGGGCTTGGCTACGCCGAAAGTCTCGTATAGGTAATCGTCGTCGATAGGCAGCCCCATGTTGGATAGTTTCTGTACTATGTCAATCTGCTGCGCGGTGTCCACCTTCTCCTTCTTGGCGTATACGAACTCGCCCCCGTCGGTGTTGAAACCCAGCTGGGCGAAGATGTCGCGCATCTGATAATTGAGGATGTCGAGGATGAAGTCGCGGTCGTCGGCGTTCATCTCGTCCTCCTCCTCCTTATGTATCGTGCCAAGGGCCTGCGTGCCGGTACTCTTGGCGTCGGTGGTGAGGGTGTTGCCCAGCACGCGGATGCTAATCTTGCTGTCCCAGTATTCGGCGAACGTGCGATACAGCTCGCTGCTGCCGGTTTTGTTTCCCGCCTCTATCAGGTTCAGGTCGCTGTCCTTGGGATGGATGTAGACAGCGTTGGTGCCCTGCTGCCGCGCCTCGCGGATGAGCGTGCGGCGTGCCTCTTCGTCGCCGGCGTCGTAAGTGTACTCGCGTATGGGCATGCCGAAAATGTTGCAGAAACGCGCCCAGTCGCCCATGTTGCCCTTCTTGTAGAGCACGGCGGGCAGTATCTCGGCGAAGATGCCAAGTCCGCGCTCCGAGCCGACGAAGAGCGTGTGGCCGTACTCCTCCACGGGCACTCCACTGATGTCGCCCTGGTGGCGAAGCACCAAGCCGCGGATGGGGTCGTAGTTCTTGCGGCTGATGCTGTCAAAGCGGATGTTGCCGTCGTCCTCCATCCGGAACTGCACGAGGGTGAATCCCCAGAACTCGGATAGGATAAGTTCCTTACGCAATTCCTTGAACCAAGGCGAGCGGAGTTGCTTGTTTATATCATCATCGGGTTTCCCATCGCGCTGAAATTCGATGGGTATCTGCGTCACGCCGCGCAGCCGCTTGGCCATCACGCCCGTGAGGTGGAGGTCGAAGTTCGCGCTCTCATACATGTCGTACAGGCGCACGCGATTGCTGTAATCGATGCCGCGCGCCGAGGTGACGGCATTCATGTAGTGTTGCAAATTGAAGTGGAACAGCTCGGGCATCTGCAGCACCACGTCGGGCTGGCGTTCTCCAGGTGCGGCGAGCATGCCGCCCTGCGTTATACGGCGGCCTTGTGCGCGCCTTTGTTTCAGGTTCTTCATCTTTACCATTTTTTGTTTTTTCACTTATAAGAGCGTGGGGCGCACTTCGTCGGCCTTTATTTGCCATCGGCTCTTGTCTTCAATCTCCTCGGCTGGCAGCAGCGGTGCGCCATCGATGGTCACGTCTCCGCGCATCACGCCCTTGAGCCACTCCACGGCTCGGTTGTAGCGGTCTTCCCTACTCTTGGATATCTTGTAGGGGTTGTGTTGGCAGAAGATGTGGTAGATGGCGATGTCCAGCGCGAACATCAGCACCAGGGCGTGGCGGTCGGTGCCGCGTGCGGAGAAAATCTTGTCGCAGTCGTACTTTTTGTTCAAGTACGACCGCATTTCCAGCACGGCGCGGTCCTCGCATATCTCCACAATCTGCGGGTCGTAGTCGGCCGTGCCTTGGCGCAACAGACTGTCCAGTATCTCGCGATGTATGCTCGCGTCGTAGTCGGTTATGTCTATGAAATTGCTCATGTTACATCATAAATGGGTTGTCCTTATTCATATCCTCATCGTTAAGCGCGATGGTGTAGGTAGGTTCCAGCTCGCCCGTCTTCTGGTCCACCGTCGTCACCCCGCCCTCCACGGCGTCGGGGCCGTCGGCAGGGTATGGCAGGGTGAGCTCGAAGAGCTTGAACTGGTTCATCAGCTCCTGCATGTGGGGGTTGTCCTTTTCTTCCTCATTGAACACCCACGTGCCAAGCCGGTCGAGCGGTTCGAGGTTAGCCTCTATGCGCGTAGCCTTGTCCGTCTTCTTGCGCGTGTCCTCGCGAATGAAGAGCTGCACCTTGCGCTTGGCGCACTCGTCGCGCAGCAAGGGCTTGAACACCTGCTGATAAAAAGGGTCTTGCAATTTGTTGTTCTCGATATACCAGTACACGTTGGTTTTTCCACCCACATACTTGTCCAGTTCGAAGTACCAGCCGATGAAGTTGGCGTTGGTCTCACGCGCAAGGAAGCCCTTTATCACGTAATAAATGCCCTTGTACTTTCCTACGAGCCACAAGGCCTTGGTGCTGCTCGCCTTCTTGCGGCTGTCCGAATAGGCGGGGTCGCCGTAGCCGATAAGGAAGCGGAACTTCTTCAATGGCGGCACCTTACCGAAAGGCAGGTTCTTGAATATCTTACCCTCAGCAACGGGGTTATTGAAATATTCGCCCTGCTGGGCGCGTACCGAAATCTTCGAGAGAATGCGGTCTATCTGCTCTTCGGTATTCTTCTGCGGCCAGGTGCTGCGTCCTTGCCTATCACGGATGTTCACCACATCCCAACTGTTGGCGAGCGCGCCGGCGCGCGTTATGCAGCAGTCTTTGGCGATTATGTTACCACACCAAAGCACCAGCGTGGGCTCGGATATGGAGCGCGTGGGGTACAAAGCCTGTTCGGCCCATTGCCACTTCTTATCTAGTGTTACTGGGTTTCGGCAGTCCTCGTCGGTGTCATAGTCATCGAAGTACAGCACGTCTGGGCGGATGGCCTCGTTGCGCATACCACGCGGCGCAGAGCCTGCACCCAGGGCGATGAACTTCGCCCCGCATGCGCAGGTGAACTCCTTATCGGTCCACGCGCCGACGGTTTCCTGCTTGCCATAAAACTGCATCAAGCGCGCGTTCTTCTCGAAGTTGGCCTTATAGGGCGCAAGCAGGCGTGTGGCGGCATCGATGGTGGCCGCAGCCAATGCCACAAACCGCTTGCGTTTGGTGAGCGTTAGGTACATCAGCACGAACATCGCCACGGTGGACTTCGCCAACTCGCGGCTCCAGGAGAGCACCTCGTACCACTCGTCATTGGCCACGATGCGCCGTATGGCCTTAATATGGAATGGGGCGAACTCGTACTTGGCGTAGGTCGGGAAGAAGTATATGATCCACGCCACGGGGTCGGCCTCGAGTTCCGCCCTCTTCTTATCGATGTCGTAACGTGAGAGACTCTCGTCGACGTCGATGTCCTTGGCAAGGCCCTCGTTATACCTGCGCCAAATCTCCAATGCCTGTTTGTCCGACAGCCTGTTCATGCCTTACCTCTGTTTGCTTGGTCCTTGATGAACGCGTCAAAGAGTGTGTTGAACTGTTTTGCCGCTTCTATGTCAAGCGGGCGTAGCCATGAAAGGAAACGCATGGCCACGGAGACACAATCGGGCACGCCGATGTCGGCTTCAAGTTTCTTGATCGCCCCAGCCAGTTTGGCCAGCGCATCGGCCTCAGGGGGCGTCGCATAACGTTGCCCATCATCGCGCGCGGCGATAGCGTTGTTAATCTCGATTATCTGTCTGCTCCATTGTGAGATTATCTGTGCGGGGGTGATGGCCACGGAAGCTTTCAGCGTGTCCCAATTCTCCGCCTTCACCCAGCGGTTTACCGTCTGGCGCGTGGTGCCCACCTTGTCGGCAATTTCTTCTTGTGTATAATTCCCGTCCAGGTACAGCGACTTGGCGATGCCCTTCTTGTCAATGTTTGTCCTTGTCATTCCTTTTCCTTTTTGCATTTGCAAATTTCCTGCTTTTTCGCCAATGAATAAAATTGCCTTTTCGCCATATCTAGCTGAACGGCAATGATGTGCGTTCAGTTTCCTATGGCGTAATCGCGATTTTTCGGGCTCGTTTTTTCAGTTTAATTTTGCCGAAAAATCAAATACGGTGCAAAAGAAATTCTTCAATATAATACCTGGTGAAGGTGAGGTTGCCATACTGCTATATGGTGACGTAGGCGACGGGCAGCGCGTGGACAGCGGCCGCGTGGTGGCCGAACTGATGGCCTTGCAGTCACAGTACTCCAAGATAGACGTGCGCATCAACAGCCGCGGCGGTGACGTATTCAGCGGCATCGCAATATATAATGCATTGCGCACGAGCAAGGCGGACATCACGGTCTATATTGACGGTGTGGCGGCGAGCATCGCGGGCATTATCGCCCTTTGCGGTAAGCCCTTGTACATGTCGCCCTATGCCAAGCTGATGTTGCATTCGGTAAGCGGCGGCGCATGGGGCAACGCATCCGACCTTCGAAGCATGGCCGAACAGATGGAAGTTCTTCAAGGCGACCTTGCGGCAATGATAGCCGGGCGGTGCGGGATGGATAAGGAAGAGGTACTCGCGAAGTATTTCGACGAAAAGGACCATTGGCTGAATGCCAACGAGGCTTTGGAAATGAAACTCATCGACGGGATATATGATATGGATGGCGAACAGGTGGAAGCCAAGACGGCGGACGACCTGTACGCATATTTCAATAACCGGCTGCAAGTTCAGCCACAAAACAATGAGAATGAAATGGCATTATTAGAATCTTTGAAAAGTGGCATCCCCTCGTTCGCCAACCTGGCAGACGAGAATGCCGTACTCGCGCACGTTCGCGAATTGGAGAACAAGGCCGCCAAGGCCGATGCCCTAGCGCAAGCCGTTGAGGGCTACAAGAAGAAATTGCAGGACGTTGAGGACAAGGAAATTGTCGCCACCATCGACAAGGCGATTGCCGAACATCGCATCACCGCCGAGCAGAAGGAAGCCTTCATGGCGTTGATGAGGACAGATCGCGAGAACACGGAGAAGTTGCTTGCGAGCATGAAGGCACGTCCCTTCCGCCGCATAGTAGACGAACTCCGGGATGAGACCGGTTCGCCTGCGAACTTGGCCGGCAAAAGCTGGGACGAGCTGGACAAGGCCGGCAAGCTATCTGAGCTGCGCAATACGGACTTCGAGACGTTCAAGGCCAAGTACAAGGAGAAGTTCGGCCTCGACTACAAGGAATAGGACGACATTATAACAATATTAAAACAGCAATAGAATGGCATTGAATATCAGTATCTGGCAGACTACGCTTGTCGAGAATTTTTATCCGGACAACAGTTTCGCCTCAAAATCGGTGGACGACTCCACATTCGTCCATGCGCATAAGGTAATCATCCCCAACGCCGGCGCGCCGTCGAAGGTTCAGAAGAACCGTACGGTGAAGCCAGCATCGGTGAACCAGCGAACCGACCACGACTTGGAATATGAGATTGACGAGCTAACCACCGATCCTATCTACATTCCGAACATCGACACGGTGGAGCTGTCGTACGACAAGCGCAGCTCGATAATCAGCAATGATCGCGAACAGCTGCGGAACGCTGCGGAAGAGAACATTTTGGAACGCTGGGGTCTTGGGGTTCCCTCAAAAAATGTGTTGTTCACTACGGGTACGACGGAGCGCGAAGCACACACTTCGGAGACCGCGACAGGCAAGCGCAAGTGCATCACCAAGGCTGACTTGCTGAAGATTATGACACGCATGGACGCGGACAACGTGCCAAAGGAGGGACGCCACATCCTGCTCGATGCGTACATGTACGCCGATCTGCTTGAAAATCTCTCGGAATCGGATAAGTGGATGTTCCAAAACTCAGCCGACGTGCAGCGCGGCATAGTCGGCAAGCTCTGGGGCTTGAACGTCATGACACGCAGCCAGGTTCTGCGCGTGAAGACCGACAAGAGCCTCTTGGGTTGGGACCAGGAAGCCGTTGCGGGAGAGATGGCCGCTGCGCTGGCTTGGCACGACAAGTCGGTGAGCCGTGCGATGGGCGAGGTGAAGATGTTCGACTCTACCAACAATCCACTTTATTATGGCGACATCTATTCGTTCTTGCTCCGCACAGGCGGTTCCGTTCGCCGTTATGACAAGAAGGGTATTTACCTTTTGGCCGAGGCAGCTAAATAAGAAAGGAGTGGCGTATGTTACCTAGGATTAAGATACAATTCCTCAACGGCCAGCTGGGCACCGTGGGCGAAAGCCCCGACGGTCTGTTCGCCCTGGTGTGCGGCGCGACGGCCGTGGCCAAGACGTTGGAACTGGACAAGGCCTACACCCTGCATTCGTTCGATGAGTTGGCCAAGCTGGGCGTTACCCCCGAGAGCAACCCCCGCCTGCATAAGCACGTGAAGGAGTTCTATACCGAGGCCGAGGAGGGCACGAAACTCATCATCTTCCCAGTGGACAAGACGAAGACGTTCACTGAACTGCTCGACAAGGATACGGGCCTTGTTAAGGAACTCGTCACAGCGCAGAACGGTGCGTTGCGCGGCATATTCGTGGCCGGCGACGGCCGCGAGGCCACCCTCACCACCAATGGGCTGGATGACGACCTCCTTACCGCCTTGCCCAAGGCGCAGCAGCTGGCCGAATGGGCCACGACGCAGCTCTACGCCCCGCTCTTCATCGTCATCGAGGGGCGCGGCTACAAGGGCGGTGCGGTGAAAGACCTGCACGGCGAGGCCTACAACCGCGTGGGCGTTCTCATCGGCGACACGGTGAAGGCATCAGAGGGCGCGGCAGTGGGCGTAATGGCCGGCCGCCTGGCAAGCATCCCCGTGCAGCGCAACATCGGCCGCGTCAAGGACGGTGCATTGAAGCCCATCGCCATGTACATCGGCGACAAGCCGGTGGAAGAGAACGCCTCGGCCGTGAGCGACCTGTACGATGCCGGCTACATCACCCCGCGCAAGTACGTGGGCAAGGCCGGCTACTTCTTCACCGACGACCGCCTGGCGTGCGTCCCCACCGACGACTACGCCCACATCACTGCACGGCGCACCATCGACAAGGCCTACCGCATCGCCTATGCCGCGCTGCTAGACCTGATGCTCGACGAACTGCCCGTGAACGAGGACGGCACATTGCAGCACGGTATCATAGTTGCGTGGCAGCAGATGATGGAGAATGCCGTAAACCGCGCCATGACGGCGCAGGGCGAACTCTCCGCAGATGCCGACGGTGCGGGCTGCAAGGCCTACATCGACCCCAAGCAGAACGTGCTGGCCACGTCGAAAGTGGAACTCACGCTGAAGGTGCGCCCGTTCGGGTACGCACGCTATGTTGACGTGAAGCTGGGGTTCCAGGTGGAAACGGCAGGTAAGTAACATTTCGTGGGTGGGCATCGCGCCCACTCACCTCACACTTCAAACTAAAAGGCAATGTTCAACAGCAGAGAATACGAATGGGCGGACATCAATGTTGTGATGGGCGGACGGCCCGTTACCGGCATCCGCGGCATCAAGTACAACATCAAGAAAGAAAAGGAACTGCTATATGCGAAGGGCAACCGCCCGCACGCAGTGCAGAGCGGCAACTACGACTATAGCGGCGAGATAACGCTGTTGCAGAGCGAATACCTCGCCTTGCGCGAAGCCGCCAAGGGTGACATCCTCGCCGCCCAGCTCGATGTGGTGGTGGCCTATGGCAACCCCACCCGCGGCGACGCCGTCACCACCGACATACTGGTGGGCGTGGAGTTCACAGAAGACAACACCGAATGGAAACAAGGGGACAAGTTCCAAGAAAAAACCATCCCCTTCGTCTTCATCGACAAGAAACAGGCGTAAAACCAATTAAAGCTACACGATATGAAATATACGAAAGAACAGATAGAAGGGTGGAAGCGTAAGCACGGCGACCTCTTCGAGATAACCGTCGAAGGCAAGGGCTGCATCCTGCACCGCCCCACGCGCCAGGACCTGAGCTACGTCAGCGTGCTCAAAGACCCCATCAAGATGAGCGAGACCATGCTCAACCAGCTGTGGGTGGTGGGCGACGAAGAAATTAAGACCGACGACTCGCTATTCCTGGCCGCCATACAGAAGATGCAGGACGTGTTGGAGGTTAAGGAGGCTGAGATAAAAAAGCTTTAGAGGATGCCGAGGTGGACGTGTCTGACGGGTTCGACATCCTCTTCTTCAACACCGTTATGCGCTACTACCTGCACCTCGACCCCGACACACTCTCGGACGAAGAGTGGGCGCATACGTACAAGTATTTGGGCGAAATAAGGAAAGCGGAAGCAAAAGCGAAAGGCGATGGATAATGTTTTGAAATTCCTCATCAAGCTCAAGGCCGACAAGGGCAATGTCGTGTCGGTGGCCAGGCAGACCGAACAGCAGCTGGATGCCATCAACCGTAAAGCATCCGTCGTTGGGCGCGGCTTGCGGAAGGCCTTCTCGCTTGACGGTTTCAAGGGCGCGCTGATGTCAATTCCAGGCATGCAATTCCTGATGAACCCCTACACCATGATTGGCGCGGGCGTCGGGGCGATGGTACGGCTGGGGGCGCAGGCCGAGAGTGTGAACGTGGCCTTCACCACGCTGGTGGGCAGCGAGCGTAAGGCCGCCGAGATGCTGGGGCAGATAAACGATTTTGCTGCACATTCGCCCTTCGGCAAGATGGACCTCACCAAGTCTGCGCAGACCATGCTCAACTTCGGCGTCGAGACGGGCAAGGTGCTGCCGCTACTGCGCCAGCTGGGCGACATATCGGGTGGCGACAAGGATAAAATGTCGGCCCTCTCGCTGGTGATGGGCCAGGTGTCAAGTACCGGCTACCTGATGGGTCAGGACCTGTTGCAGTTCATCAACGCAGGATTTAACCCCATACAGGAGCTGTCCCAGATGACGGGCATCGCCGTCGACAAGCTCAAGGACAAGATGGCCAAGGGACAGATAACGTACCAAAACGTGGAACAGGCCATAGCCCATGCCACAGGTGCGGGCGGCAAGTTCAACGGCATGATGGACAAGCAGAGCCAGACGCTTGCGGGCAAGTGGAGCACGCTGATGGACACCGTACAGCAGGGCGCAATAGACCTATCGCAGAGCGTTAATACGCCCATTGCCGAGGTGGTGGAGAAGATAACCGCTGCCATCCCCAAGGTATTCGCCGTCTTTCAGGCCGTTTTCTCGGCCATCTCCGCAGGCATCGGGTTCGTGGTGCGGTTCCGCACGGCGTTCATGCTGTTGGGTGGTGCGGTGCTCACGGTGTGGGCCGTCTTCCGCACCTACACGATGGCATTGGCCGCCTACCAGGCCATCACCACGCTGGTAACGGCCGGTACGAAGATCTGGACGGCCGCGCAGTGGCTGCTCAACGTGGCCATGACCGCCAACCCCATAGGACTTATCGTCGTGGGTGTGGCCGCGCTCATCGCCATCGTGGCCTACTGTTGGACGAAGTTCGCAGGTTTCCGAGCATTTCTCATCACCATGTGGGACGTGTGGCGCAAGTTCGGCGACCTGATTAAGACCTACGTGGTGGACCGCATCAAGGAACTCATCCGTGGCGTAGGCCTGCTGTCCAAAGCGTTCTCCAAGCTATTCTCTGGCAACTTCAAAGGTGCGGCAGCCGACTTCGCAGAGGGCGTGAAGAACGTCTCAGGCGTGAACAGTGCGGTGCAACTGGTGAAGAACACTGTGGGCACCGTGCGCGGCATCGGCGGCACGTTTCAGAAGAACCTGGCCGCAGAGCGTGCCAAGGACAAGAAGAAGGAGGGGAAGAATAGCGAACGCTCGGCCATCTCAACGCCAGGGCTAAAAGGCAGTGCGGCTGTCGGGGATGTGGTGTTCGGCGCAGGCAAGGGCAAAGACAAGGCCGGCAAGGGCAAGAAAGGCCGCCGTTCGGCCGAGGAGATTGCCACAGGCGGCCGGCGTTCCACCAGTATCACGATGCATATCTCCAAATTCTTCGACACGCTGCACGTTCACATGACGGATAAGGCCGACACGGCCGAACTGGAGCGCATCGTGGTGCAAAGCATGAACCGCGCGCTGGCCATTGCCACCAGCACCGACCGCGGGTAACTCGTAAACTCATAAGTACATGAACAACGTAACGCGCTTTGCGCTGGAAAACGTGGCACTCCGCATCACGGGCGGCAAGATACCTCCCTACTGGCTGTTCCGCGATGCGGGCATCCGCCAGGTTGACGAGGGCGACTACTCCGCCATCCGCGCCATGAGCGACGCCGAGTTGGCCGACCTGGTGCGGACCAATGCCTTGGGGCTACCGATGGCCATGCCATTGAGCCTGAAACTCGAAGAAGCCGGCGCACAAGAATGGCTGCTGCCTTTCGAGCCGATGATTAGCCTCACGGGCAGGCACATCATCAAGCGCAGGCAGGTGAACAAGGGACTGATACGCGGCAGCATCAAGGAGCGGTGGGCGCAGGACGACTACGACATCACCATCGAGGGCGTGCTTATCGGCACCGACGGCCGCTACCCTTCGGCCGACGTGGCCCGGCTCAAGAACTTCTGCGAGGCGGCCTCCGTCACGGCCCTGTCTCCCTTATTGGAGGTGTTCGGCATATCTCGCCTGGTCATCGAGAGTTGGGAAATACCCTTCACGGCAGGCGAAGCCAACCAGAACTACTCCATTAAGGCGTATAGCGACGACATATACAAGTTGCTGCTAGGTATGAACGAATAACTCATAGACTCACCGACCCAAGAACTCACCACATGTACACAATGGCATACGACATCACCATCGGCAATTACAAGCTCGGCATGATCGCCGCAGTTCGTGTGCACAAGAGCGTGGAGCTGCTGGCCGACACGTGCGAAATAGCCCTGCCTGGTGCGCAACTCAACCAAGCACTTGACGTGGAGAGCCGCATAAGGCGTGGCGATGCCGTAACGGTGAAGTTCGGATACAAGGAAACAGGGTTGGTGGAGGAGTTCCGCGGATGGCTGCAGCGCATCGCCACAGACGGGGGCGACATCAAGCTGTTCTGTGAGGACGACTTGTTCACGTTCAGGAAAGACATTCCCAACGCCGTGCTGAAGGGTGTTTCGCTGGCCGACCTGCTAGGCCGCGTAATAAAGGGCGTTGGCCGTGATTACAAGGTGAACTGCTCATACACTTGGACCTACGCCAAATTCGTCATCCACGACGCCACGGGCTACGATGTGTTGAAGAAGGTGCAGGAAGAGTGCGGCGCGGACATCTACATCCAAGACAACACGCTGCACGTGCATCCACCGGGCGAGGTGACAGGCACGGAACGCCGATACGACTTCGCCCTCAACGTAGAAGAAGCCGACCTCACCTATCGGCGCGCCGAAGACAAGAAGGTGCGCGTGGTTGTCAAGGCCTTGATGCCCGACGGCAAAGTGAAGGAAGTGGAAGTGGGCAGCACTGGTGGCGAGAAGGTGGAGGTGAAATGCCACGCTTCGGACACCGCATCGATGCAGGCGCGCGGCGAGGCCGAAGTGCGCCGCCGAAGCTTCGACGGTTACGACGGCAGCATTACCACTTGGCTCGTTCCGCAATGCGTGCCGGGCGATACGGCCACGCTGCACGATGCCGACTATCCGCATAAGGACGGCACGTACTACGTGCGAGCCGTCACCACGGAGTTCTCCGATAACGGTGGGGTGCGCAAGATAGAACTTGGATTCAGGTTAAGCTAAACGCAATATGGACAACTACAAGGAACTGGCGCAACTGGTGCGCAACGCAGCCGGCAAGGCCCAACTCACACTGATGCAGGGCATCGTGCGTAAGGTTAGCGGTTTGACATGCGAAGTGGAGATTGGTGGCATCGCCGTACCCGACGTACGGTTGCGTGCCTCCGAGGCTGCCACAGACGCGCAGATGCTGATAACGCCCAAGGCGGGCACGGCGGTGATTGTAGGCAGCCTCTCTGGCGACCTCACCCAGTTGGTGGTGTTGGCCATAGACCAAGCCGAGAGCATAACGATAAACGGCGGCAAGCTGGGCGGGTTGGTTAACGTCGAGCAGCTCACGCAGAAGATTAACGAACTGGTTCAGGCGTTCAACGCCCACACCCACCAAGGATTTCACGGGCCGACTGGCCCGCCCCTCAAGACTGCGCAGCAGCTTAAACGGGGAGATTACGAAGATACGACAATAAAGCATTAGGCAATGAACGGCATACAGTTGACGGATTTCACCCCCGCTATCCGCGTTAAGCGAGACGAGCAAGGTAAGATAACCTCGGGGCTGCAAGTTGGCGACACGCTGCGGCAGAACCAGGCACTCATACTGGCCCTGAACAAGGGCGAACTGAAGGAACGCCCTGCCGTGGGCTGCGGCATCGCCGACATGCTGATGGACCACGACCCTCTATATTGGCGCACACTCATACGCGAGCAGTTGGAGATGGACCGCCAGAAAGTGAACAACATTCGAATTACGCCGAAAGGTATCGAAATAGACGCACATTATTAAATTAAACAACAATGATAGAACACTTTTTAAACAAACTTATTGAAGTGCTTTCCACTGCGTGGGGCTGGCTAATGTTCGTCGGGCTCGTGGTGATGAACTTCATCGTGGGCTACGAGAAGATGGTGGGCTTTACCGTCATGGCCATCGTGCTGGATGCCGTGTGGGGCATCGCGGCGAGCCTAATCCAAAAGCGATTCGCACTGAGCGAACTGGCGCGTGACACATTCGCCAAACTCGCCGTATATGGCACTGCCGTATTCGTCTTCATTCTGGTGGACAAGCTGGCGGGCATCAGCGGCGGGCTGACCACGAGCGTCATCTGCATCGGCATCATCCTGGTTGAGCTGTGGAGCATGTCGGCCAGCATGCTCATCTGCTTCCCAAACATGCCTTTCTTGAAGATACTGAAGAAAGCCTTGGCAGGGGAAATCGCGAGCAAACTGAACGTGAAACCGGAAGACGTTACGGCGGCATTGGACACATTACACACGAAGAAAAATGAGAGACATTAAGTATATCGTGGTACACGCCACAGGCGGTTCGCCACAAACCACAATAAAGGAACTGATGTTGGTGTTTAAGGGGCTGGGCTGGAAGAACCCGGGCTACCATTACGTGGTGGCAGCCGACGGCACGATAACGCAGCTGTTGGGTGAAGACAAGGTGAGCAACGGCGTGAGAGGTTACAACCGCATGCTCATTAACGTGGCCTACATCGGCGGACTGGACGCCAAGGGCAAGTACGCCGATACGCGCACGCCGGAACAGAAAGAGGCCCTGCGCAAACTGCTGGGCATGCTTCATAAGAAGTATCCGGCCGCCGAGATACGCGGACATCGCGACTTTTCGCCAGACCAGAACCACAACGGCATCATAGAAACATGGGAGTTTATAAAGGCCTGCCCTTGTTTCGATGCAAAGAAAGAATATAAGGACATTTAAGCCCAAGTGCAATGAAACACATATTATATATACTCGCATTAATCGTGCTGCTGGCCTCGTGTCGCACGACAAGGACCGTCACTCGCAATCAGGAGGTGGACGTTCGCCAGCGCGACTCGCTCGTGGTGCGCGACAGCGTGGTGCTGCGCTACGTCACCGCCACGCGCGACAGCGTTACCATCCGCGACAGCGTGGTGGTGGTAAAAGACAGTTCGGGCAGGGTGATAGCCACCGAGCGGCACCGCATCAGCGAGCGAATGCGTGACACGCGGGCAGACAACTCGGCCACGGCCACGCGCGACAAGACACACGACAAGGGTGTTAGCACACATGTGAAGGAAAAGGTAACGGACTCGAAATCCGGCTGGCCTACCCTAGGTACGATAATGGACATCGTGGGGTGGATATCCTTCATATTGTTCCTCATTCTTTTCGCACGCAAGTTATGGAAACGACGGTAAGGGACGGCCAGACATTGGCCGACATAGCCGTACAGGAATACGGTGCATTGGAGGCGGTGGTGCGGCTGGCACTCGACAACGGCATGCCCGTTAGCGACACGCCGTCCACGGGCAAGTCCCTAAACCTTCACGAGGGTGAGTACAACCGCCCCATGCAGCTCTATTGCCAGGCACACGGCATCGCCCCGGCCACGTTGCGCGGCGACGGCGGAACGAGGGCACGCATCTTCAACGAAACATTTAACGAAACATTCAACTAGCGACTTATGGCACGAACCATTGCAGAGATAAAGCGCACGATGACCGACGCATTCATGGCCAACGCCACGCTGCGCGAGGCATACGGACTGGCGGAGGGCGACACCTTCGAGGGAAGCTTCTCGGCGGTGAGCCTGGAGAGCATCCTTTTCTTCATCGTGGCGGCCTGCTGCCACGTGATGGAAGCCCTCTTCGACCGCCATCGGCTGGACGTGGACGAGAAGATTGGCCGCGCCGTGGTGGCCAGCGTGCCGTGGTACTATAAAGTTGCGCGGCAGTTCCAGTACGGCGACGCCCTAGTCTTCGACGATACCACGTCGCAATGGCGATACCCCACCGCAGACGAGAAGAAACGGCTGGTGCGATACGTGGCCGTGCGCGACCGCGGGACAAGCATACAGGTATTGGCATCTGTCGACAAGGACGGGCTGCCCGAACCGCTTTCTGCCGATGTTCTAACGGCGTTCAAACAGTATATGAACCGCGTTAAGATAGCGGGCGTGATACTAAACGTGCGTTCTCTTCCCGCCGACAAGGTGGTGATAAGGGCAACGGTACAGGTGGACACGATGGTGCTCTCTATCGATGGGACACGCGTGGCCGACGGCTCGCGCCCAGTGGAGGACGCCATACGCCAGCACTTGCGCAATATCACCTATGGCGGCGTATTCAACAAGACACGGTTGGTGGATGCCATCCAAGCCGTGGAGGGCGTGGTGGACGTGACGCTCGAAGGATGCGAATGCCGTGCCGAGGGAGAGGCCGCGTTCCGAACCATACAAGGCAATAACTATACGGCGGCTGGCGGAAGCTTTACCGCCGAGGGACTTCAAAACTCGATAAGATATGTGGTATGACGTAGATTTCACCCGATGGGCCGTTCAGCTGCTGCCGCCCATACTGCGAAGCCGCGTGCTGGTGGCACTGCTTCGCATCATTATCATTCCCCTGGCCTATCTGCACCGCCTCTTCACGGATTATCGTAAGAAAGTGGCCGAAAGGCTCGACATCACGGCCAGCGTTCAGGATATCGAACGCGCGCTCAACCGTCGTTTTTTCTTGCGAAACAGGCAGATATACATCGAGAGCGAACCCGATGACAGGCACCCTATATTATTCTTTCGTTCCGAGGGACAGCCATCCACGTTCTTCAATCCGAGACTAACGCTGTGGATGGATGGTGAAGTTCCGCTGAGACCCAACTTCACGGTGCACGTGCCCAACTTTCTTGCCACGTCACTTAATGCAGAAGAAGACCGGCACAAGGGTCGACATCTTGCCGAGATAATACGCATAATTGAAATGTACAAACCGGCTGGCCGACGCTATGCCATAATCATATACGAGTATGAATAAGATTAAATTCAACGAGGGCGGCATGCCTGTGAACCTCGACGACCTGCAACTCTTTCAGGACAACATGATGGACCTGTTCAAGACGGTGATGACCTTCCTGTCAGGGGGTGCACCGGCATACTTGGTTCGTTTCCCAGACACGGTTGGAAAGAAGGAAAACGGTGGCGAAACCACCCTGATGGTGAAGGCTGGGGCAATGGTTATTGGCGGCGAGTTGGTACAATGGGGCGACACACCAGTTGTGGGCACGCTAGGTGATAACATATACGCCTGTATAAACAAGACGAACGCTGACGATCGGGAGTTTGCCGACGGGCAACGGCGCAATTGCCGGGCTATGACGAGCGTAACGTTCAGCTATTCAAAGGAGGGCGCGGAAGAGGCCTACGACATGGGCGAGCTGCCAGTGCTGTCGGACCTGCTGAGAAAGGTTGTGACCGAGGGCGAATGGAACTACGCACCTATCTTTGGCAACAACGGGTATGAAGGATATTTTAGGTACCGGTCTTTTAATCAGAAAAAGTACATACAGATCAATATCAATAGTCAGAACCAGGAATGGTCGACGGACCAAGCGTACCTGTATGGGAAAGCCAAAGCTGTTTTCGACTTGAACATTTCGTGGGTCGTCAAGCTGGCTAAAAGTAGCTACGAAGTCAGGCACAAGGGACAAGTGATAGGCACTTACCGCCAACAACCACATGGCGTAGGAACGTTCACCCCCAAGAATGATGACCTTCGTCCCATCGATTGTCCAATCAATCTGGAAATAGTGCTATGACGACGATATACGAACTCCAAGCCCGCGCCAAAATTCTGCGAGAAAAGACGCAGGAGGGCAGCATCACCCCCGAGGAGGTGGGCGGTCTAATCGCCGACACGCTCGCGTTGTTGGCCGACGTGGAACAGACGGCCGGAAGCCTGCGTGTCAGCAAGGTGTATGGCTCAAAGGCCGAGATGGAGGCCGACACCAACCCCGAAGACGCGCACCACCAGCCGCTCAAGGCTGGGCAGCTGGTGGCCATACATGCCGACACCGACAGCCCCGATAACGGCACCATCTATGTGTATCTCGCGCCTGGATGGAAACTCATCGGCAACCTCAACCGCGTGGCCATCGGCGAGTCGGAAGGTCAGGCCTACCCCGGCACGAAAGGAAAGAAATTGGCCGACGACCTGAACACGGAGCGAACGGAGCGAACTGACAAGGACTCCGTCCTACAACGCGCCATCGACAAGGAAACGGAAAACCGCACACAAGCCCTTACCGAGCAGGCTGAGACCCTACGCCGCGAAGCAAGCAAGGCGGTTGAAGACGAGGCCGCCGCGCGAGACAGGGAAATCAAGGACATCAGGCAGAGCATCCGAGACGTTCAGGGCAGCATCGGTGGCGTAGAGGGATTCAAGCACGCCTTCATCACGGAAGAAGAGTATAACCGCAAGCGGCAGGCGGGGGAACTCGACCCAGACCGCTGCTACTTCATAGAAGAATAAGCATGATACGCAAGAATAACCATCAAGCGGCGGCCGTGTATTACGGTGCGAGTGCGATAGCCGCCGTATATCGTGGCGCGCGGCTCGTGTGGACGGCCATACGCAGCTGCTTCGGTTCGGGCGTGTGGATAAGTGAAAAGAACTGGGTAGATAACGAAAGTTGGAAATAGATATGGCAGAAGGAATAGACAAGAAGATAACGGATCTCGCCACGGCGTGGAATGGTTATAAGGGCTCGCGCGTCGAGGAGTTCTTGAAAGAATACCTCTCGAAGCTCGACGGCGCAAAGTTCGGCTTCGTGAACATAGAGAGCGGCGAGAACTCGCTGCAGACGATACGGTTCTTCCGCGACGAGCAAGCGTATGCCGATTGGTTTGCCGACCGCACGGCAAACGCCGACCGCGTGCTGGGCGAGTTTTCCTTGTACAGTAACAAGCCCGTGGAGAGCTACACCATGCGTGCCATCATCACGCGCTATCCTGCCGCCAACATGGCGCGCGGCGCGCAAAACGCCGTGAGCCTGGCGTACAATTGCTATTGGGGTGATAACCCCGCCGACCGCGATACGCAGGACGGTACGGCCACGGTGGAGGTTAACGGCACGGCCGTGCCCGAACTGACCCGCCAGCTCAAGGCTAGCGGCACGGCCACGGCCAACGTCTACACGTTCGAGCTGGGCGAGCACCTAACGGCCGAGACCAACGAGGTGAAGCTGCGCGTGACCAACGCGCACGGTGCGGAGAAGGTATTCACCTTCAACATCAACACGTACAGCCTCACGCTCGAGTTCGATTCGGCGTATGACGAGAGCAAGGTGCAGGCGTCCAGCTGGACGCTGCGCGTGAACTGCCAGGGCGTGCCAGCCACGGTCTATTGCCGCGTTCAGGACGGCGGCCACTTCGACACCTACACTAAGAGCATCGCCAATTCCAGCGGCGAGTTTGTCATCGACGAGCAGAACCGCTACGCCGGCGGAGCGCACGCCATCACGCTGTGGGCCGAGAACAAGGAGCTGGGGTTGCGCACGCCCGACCTCACCACGACGTATATCAAGGCCTCGGCAGGTGGCGTCGGCACGGCCGCAATCTGTTTGGGCAAGGGCATCCCAACAGAGGCGCGCCAGTTCAGCGTGGTCAAGTTGCCATATTATTTCTACCTGCCCGACGAAGACGCGGGCAGCACGGCCACGGTGAAGGTGGAACTGCTCTATAACGGCGGCGCGCAGGTGCGCCAGCTTGGAACGCAGCAGGTGACGCTCGCGCCCGACAAGTCGAGCGGCCTGCAGTCGGTCAACGTCGCCCTCGACGACAGCGAGTTCCTGCCCGAGGTGACGGTGCGCATCTCCGTCGGCCCGTTGTCCGCCGAATGCAAGGTCAAGGTGCAGGGGCTGGGCGTTACGCTCGCCCCCGCCGCCGAATGCAAGGTGTACATCCCGATGCGCGGCCGCGCCAACGGTGACGAGGGCGCGCAGAACATCGTGGCCACGTACCGCGGCAAACAGACGGCGCGTCTGGTGCGCTCCGACAACTTCCGCTTGGACGACAACAACGGCTTTATCGACGGGCAGGGCATGACCATCCGAGCCGGCAAGAGCGTCACGCTGAAAGACTTCCTGCCCTTCGCATCCGACTTCGGCGCGAATGGCAACAAGCAAGGCCGCACCATCGAGTTGGAATTCGAGAGCGGCATCTGCTCCGACGAGAATGCCGTCATCGTCGACTGCATGGACGGTGGGACGGGTTTCCGCGTGTATGCCAACCGCGTTGAGCTGGGCTGTGCGACAGGCACCGTGATAACCTACTACCCCGAGCAGAGTCGTGTACGCCTGGGCGTGGTAATCGACGGCACCACCACCCACACGCGCAACAATCTGGGCGGCGGCAGCGTGGCCGAAAAGGACGTGAACCTGGCCTACCTCTACATGAACGGTGTAATCGTGCGCATGTTCGACTATGCCACGGCATCGTGGAAACAGATCGCACCCAAGGAACTCGTGATTGGCAGTCCGCAGGCGGAAGTGAAGTTGTACTCCATCCGCATATACGATAAGGCCCTGAACTTCGCCCAGATGGTGGGCAACTACGCCTACGACACGCCCGACATTGAGGACGTGACCGACCGCGAAGGGCGGTTCGTACGATTCGGAAAGGTGAGCATCGCCAAGCGCAATGACATTCTCAACAGTGTGGGCGACATCCACAATCCGGATGAGATTGTGTCCTATAATAAGGTGCGCAAGGCCTTGCCTGACACGCCCGTGGCCGTGTGGGACATCGAGGCCCTGCCCTACAACAAGAACAACCCCAACGTGCCAATCACCGCCACCGAGTTCCTCAACCCACAATGGGACAAGGCGCGCGATGGCTGGGCTGGTGCCCCGTTCAAGGTTGGTCCGCACGCATTCAACGCCGACGGCACGTCGAGCAATGGCTACCCTCTTCCGTACAAGAACTGGGCGGAGATATTTGAAACGTTTTCGGGCGACCCCGTTACGCTCACACTCGATCCTGGACATAGTGACGAGCAGTCCACCTCGTACAGCATCACACGCGGCGTGGCCGAGGGCGAGAAGGAAATGGTACACAAGGTGAATTTCGCCAGCTCCGAGGGAATCTTCAACGTGCTTGCCATGAACCTATTCCAGGAGATACTGCTGGGCTGCGCGCGTAACGACATGGACCTCTATACGTCGTTCCAGCGTGCGCAGGCCATGCAGGGCAAGGAAGTAACTTTCCGCAAGAGCCTGAGCGGACTGTCGGAAATCGGCTTCCGCAAGACGGCAGCCACGTCGGCCAAGGAACCCACCTTCCTCTCCATATATAATATGATAAACAACAAGTACAGCGCATCGTTCCTCGGTTTCCCGAAGAAAGACCACACCAAGGCGCAAGTGTGGGAGATTGACGAGAACGTGAACTTCTTCAACCGCGAGATGACGCTGCACGAGCTGCTGGCCGACGGCACGGTGCGCCAGAGCAACGGAACGGACAGCGCGGGGCCGATGTACTATGCGCGCGTGCCGAAAAAATCGCCCACCAACAAGAAGAACAAGCTGGGGCAGGTGAAATCGGCCACCGACGACATCGAGGCCGCCAACAGGGAGCTGGCCGTCATCCTCCGCTTCCACAACTGGGTGGTGAGCTGTAACCCGCACCTGCCCGAGCGGTATAAGGCCGAACACGGCGAATACAAGCTGCTCGACCAGGCGGTGACGTACAATGGCGTGAAGTACGACCGCGACACGCCCGCATATCGTCGTGCGCGGTTCGTCAACACCTACCGCGATTATCTCGTGAAGGACGATGTGCTGTTCTACATTGTGTTCTGTGTGTTCTTCCTCGGCATGGACTCGCTCGACAAGAACATGAGCATAGCTTTCGACGATATCGAGCTGAACCCCGACGGCAGCGTTAAGACGGCGCACGCACGCCTTTTTCTTCGCGACACCGATACGCAGAGCCTGTTCAACAACTCGGGCGCGCTGTTCTACAAATACTGGGCGGAGTGGAACGACGCCTACAACCCCACCACGGGTAAGACGCAGCCCATAGCCGGCGAAACATACGATAACGACAACCATGCGTGGCTGCCCAAGATGGACGAGGGCTACTCGCCCGTTTTCAACGGTCGCCTGTCGGGGCTTGTCGACCTGGTGTGGCAGTGTTGGGGCGACGACTTGGCCGCGATGTACAAGTCGATGCGCGACAACGGACTTGAATCCTCCAACATATTCCGCCGCTACACAGACTTCTGGCGGCAGTGGTGCGAGAATCTCTACAACGCTGACGCGATGGGTTATGCCAATACAGGCCACTTCACCAAGGCCTATGGCGATAAGCTCATGCTCATGCTGTACTTCTTGCAAAAGCGTAGTCGTTACATGGACAGCAAGTTCTGCTGCGGTGCAAGCGTGGTGAACAACCTGCGCATGCGCCTGTACGAACAGGGCAAGGGTCTTGCCATCAAGCACTATTCGCCTTTGTATGCGAGTGTCCAGTGGGGTGCCAACAACTTCTCGACCGTAAGGAACATCGACGGAGGCTATGCTTTGATCCCCTTCGGCTTCACCAATCCCCAAAACGCCACCTTCGACATCGATGACGCAGACATGATTACCGACATCAAGACGTTCACGCGGCGCGTGGGTGGGCAGGTGACGTATTCGGGCCTCGAGGGGCTGGGCGACTTCGAGTTCGATGCAAATATGCAGCTATTGCGCCGACTAGAGGAACTGGTGATGGACTACACGCCCCAACGCCCCAACACGCGCGAACGCGGCACGGCCTTCGACCTGTCGAAATGTGTCATGCTCCGGCGCGTCATCGTCCGCAACGTGAAGAACCTCGCCAAGGTCATTCAGTTGGGAAGTGGTGTCTTGCAGGAAGTGGATTTCACAGGCACGCCCGTTAAGGGTGTGGTGATGCCCGAGAACGGCACGCTCACACGCCTGGTGCTGCCCGACACCATTGAGGAGCTGACGCTGCGCGGATTGGATGCACTTGAGCCGGGCGGACTGAATTTGGGCGGGCTGGCCAATGTGAAGAAGTTCCGCTACTCTGCCTGTCGTAATCTTAATGGATTCGACATCTTGCAGCGTATCTATGCAGCTGGCGCAAAGCCCACTGACATAGAGATGGACGGACTGAACGAAACGCTCACGTCGCTTGACACGCTTGACCTGCTGGCCGCAGCAGGGGCAAAACTCAGTGGGCGAATAACGCTGCATAGTGTCACGCCCGACTTCCGCGCAAAGCTGCGTTACGTGCAGGCTTGGGGCGATGTGGATAACCCTCGCAATCCGCTGCACATCGTGTACGAGCGAATACCCGTGAACTCGGTGACCATTTCGGGCGACATATATGTGCAAGAGGCGGGTGTTGCCTGGCTGAACATCTCGCCCGACAACGTACGCGGCAACAGCGTGCGCGCCGTTCAATGGTCCATGGCGGCTAACTCCTATGCCACCATCGACGCGCGTACGGGTCGAATGGCAGTGACGCGTGTCGGTGCAGACGAAACGGCTAATGCACAAGTGACGGTAACGGTAACCGTGGACGACGGCCGACAGCTCACGGCCACCGAGACGGTCTACTTCTACAAGCGCGCGCCGCAAGTGGGCGACATCGTCTACGCCGACGGATCGTGGAGTGATAAGCACAACAAGAACAAGACACCAATTGGCGTGTGCTTCTATATCTCGGCGGACGGGAAGGATAGGCGGATGATGGGACTGAACAAAATCAACGCCCGGCTGTATGCCTGGGGACCCACATCCAGGGAAACGGATCAGCTGGCTAGGCTGGCAAGTGAACCCGCACGCGACCTGTCTGTCGTAAGGGGGATGAGCAGGAGTTACCCCAAGGACATGATCAGCGACTGGTACACCTTGGAAACATCCATCCTCGACTATCCGAAAGGCGCGAAGGTGCCATACGGCTTATATAACACCTTATGCATTATCCGCCAGCGCAACGACATCCTGCAGGATGAGAACTACAATATGGAAGTGCCGCAGGCGTCGGAAGGCGTGTCCGAATTGGAGAATGTCAAGAAGGCCATAGCCAAATACGATGGACAAGTGCAAGCTTACGTGTACTATCCACCTGCAAGCCTGTGTTATGCGTTTTCACCGAACACATTCAAGGAAGAGCGTCTCTCGGAGAGGTTCTATCCTCACAAGTGGTATCTGCCTTCGGCTGCAGAACTGAAAACTATACTCGGCAGCATCGCCAAGGACTACACCTCGCCCGACAACTTCCTTAATCGGGCATTCGCCTATGGGCTGACGGAAGAAATAGTCATTACGGGCGGTGTGTACCAAAAAACGCTTGAGGGATCCCAAGAAACGTCAGTGTGGAGACGTTTATTTGGCAGTGATGGCATACCGTTTGAGTGGTTCAAATACGCCTCAGCATTCTACGTCATCCCTGTATGCCAATTTTAACACAAACAACAATGGATAAAGTAATCAAAAGAATTGAACAAGGGCTGGTGAAGGTATTGCTCTTCCCTTTCGACAGGGAAGAGCCACTTGAGCTACTCGGCTGCGGCCTTTGCAAGGACAAGGTGACCGCTGCGCTTGTTCGGCTGAAATACAGCCAAGAGGAGGTGGAGGCGTTGCTGTGCGAATACATTGCATGCCCCACCGATAAGGCTGCCAAGCAAGCGTTCGAAAGCTTGATGGCATATCGGCAAGAATGCGAGGCGGAAGCCGATAAACTGATGGAAGAATACGGGAATTTGCAGACTTAGCTCTGCACGGTTGGGGACAAAAATCCCCCGACCATTGTTAAAGCAACGCCAATCACTTATAACAAACCGCGGATGCGTGTGGCCGGGGGTAATTCCTCCTCCACGCATCCGCGGTTATACGTTTATAAGTGATTGGCAAGACAAAGGTAATAATAAAATTCAGGATAACAAAAATGACACACACAATTTATTCACAAGCCCCACTTCCCTTCATGGGGCAAAAGAGAAAGTTTATCAAGGCGTTCCGCCAGATTTTGAAGGGCTACCCCGATGGCGTGACGATAGTCGACCTGTTCGGCGGTTCTGGCCTGCTCTCGCATGTTGCCAAGCGTGAGAAGCCGAACGCCACGGTTGTCTATAACGATTTCGACAATTACCAGCGGCGCATTGCCGCCATACCGCGCACCAATGCGCTGCTGGCTCGCATTCGTGAGGTCACCGACAGCTTGCCGCGTGGTAAGGTTATACAACAACCATTCCACGACCGGATATTGGAAATCATCGCAGAAGAAGAACAGAAAGGTTTTGTCGACTACATCACGCTATCGCCGTCGCTCCTTTTCTCGATGAAATACGCCAATAATATGGCCGAACTCACCAAGCAGAGCTTCTATAACACGGTTCGGCGAAGCGACTATTGTGCAGACAGCTACCTTGACGGCCTGACCATCGTGCACAAGGACTATAAGGCCCTCTTCAACGAATTTAAGAACAATCCCAACGTCCTCTTTTTGGTCGACCCTCCTTACCTCTCCACCGAGGTCGGCACTTATACTATGACTTGGAAGTTGTCCGATTACCTTGATGTTCTCACCATTCTCCAAGGCCACGACTACGTGTACTTCACTTCGAACAAGTCGCAGATAATCGAGCTGTGCGAATGGATAGGGCGGAGCCGCATCGACCGCAACCCGTTCGAATGTGCGCACCGCGTGGAAGTGAACACCACGATGAACTACAATAGTGCATACACCGACATCATGCTTTACAAGAGGATGGGTGCATAATCAAGAACGGCATTCGAATACCCAGCTAATGGTGTTCGAATGCCGTTATTTACATTTTCAAAAAATGCGGTTTCGTGGTACGTTTCGTTTTATATTCATATACGCTTCGTTCCGAAATTCAGTAACGCTTCGTTTTGCGGATTATATAAGTCATTGTACATACCCAATTCCAACTATGGCACTATACTCATATACATAGGTTGAAAAGAACAATTCAAACAAGACTCTATTATATTTATTTACAAATCTCTAATTCTTTCAAATATCTCCCATTCTTCTCTGCAAAGAACGAATAATGTATATATCCATCACCAACAATACCAACATTATCTCCTTTCATTGGTAAAGAATCTACTATTAAATTAAATATACTATCTCTTCTTATAGTTTTGTAGATAAATGAATGAGCTCGTATTTTATATATACTTATAAATAAATTATCCATATAAACAGTATCTGTACCTGAGATAAAAAAAAGTGCAATATCCCCATAATATCCATATGTTTTACTGATAATGATAGTATCTGTTCCATTAATAATTAGACTATCAAATTTAGCTCCTTCAGAAACCTCTATGTAAGTATTATTCAAATCACAATAGAACTTCTTCTTATGATACTTACTTGTACATGAACTAACACATAGTATTATAGTACATATCCACATAATTAAAATTATTGATTTCATTTGAATATACTTTTTATTGTACTCCAGAGATTCTTAGATTCTGTTATCGTGTTTGAACTCCTGTACATCATAGACCATCCATAAGCTTCAGCATTTCGTGTCGAAAGTCCCTCTACATTAATATTGCCCAAAGAATATCCATTCTTATCCATATTGTTTTTTGTTTGATAGGCATCAAATGCAGTTCTAGCAGCACTCCATGGAATGCCATTCTTTGCTGCAACAATACCAGCAGCCATATTGCCAATATCACGTCCGGATGAATATAAGATATGACCAAATCGATCTTTACCTATAGGCATCCCTCTATATATGTAGGTACGGGTTGTATTAATAACACTATTTCCTCCATTAGTAACCTTAAAATCATATGGGTGGTTTGTTCTTGCATTTTTCATATAATCGTCTAATGTTACATTAGAACTTACAATCTTATTAAGAAAATTTATACCACTTTTATCATTGGGATTAATTTGAGCATCTATAGCCCAAGCTCCTTTACCATTATTATAGTCTGTATCATAGAAAGTTGTAGTAGAAGCGGAGTAACCTATCATTTTGCCTTTAATATATCTGCCATACTTGTTTCTTGAAATCATATAAATACCTCTATCTTTGTTAAGAACCCCCCCAACAACTTTATAAGTACCATTTTTATTTTTAACTACATGTGTTTCCTTACCATTAGGATCAATAAATTTAATAGGATTATTCATGGTATAGCAGAATCCCGTTACATTCGGATACTTCTCCATCAACGGATCCACCCCATACCACAAGCTCGTCCTTGGGTCCATATACCTCGCTCCATAATAGTACAGCCCCGTTTCTTGGTCAAACTCCTTGCCATTAAACTTATACGGAATTTCTTCACTACTGCTGTGTTCGTCCACGAGCAGTTCGCCATAGGGCAGATAGGCATCGAACTGGGTGATGTTGGCCTTGGCATCGGTGATGTAGGAAGTGCTGCCGAGGTGGTCACTATGATAGAAGAAGATTTCCTCAATGTTGGTTGTGTCCGAGGGGGCATAGCCATAACCCGGTTGCGCATTGTCAGGATCTTCGGGTTTCTGCCATTGGATGGGTGGGCCGGGAACATCTCCTTTCTTGTTGAACTTCGGTCGTTGCACCCAACCTTC